CATAAGGACTTAAATTTCCAATTACTCTCGTTAAACTTGTATCTGCATATATCGTTTCCTTTGTACTTCCATTCTTATACCTTCTCACTGGTTCATCACTCCCTTTTTATTTATTATAGCACATTATGTTTATTTTGTTTGTTGAAATTTGTCAAAATTTACATTTTTTAACAGAATTATCCACAAATTTGGAAAGTTTAATAAATCTTATTGACATTATCTCCCATTGTGATAAAATTATCATGATTATATATTAATTAATTTATTTATAAATCATTGAATTTTACATAAAATTGTGTTATAATTGTAAATATCGGATATAATATATTAGGAGATGATAAAAATGGCAACAAAAAGTTTTTTAAAAAATATAGTCATTAAAGACAGAAAATCAGCCGAAAAATTTATAAATGCTTTAGAAAGAGCAGAAAATAAAAAAGCAAAACAAGTAAAAATAGATAAAATGGTTGAAAATATTACAGATAGTGAACAAATAAGGAAAATATTCAGTAGGTAATGGGATACAAGATAATAAATTTAATAGATATTTACAATAATTTAGGAGAATCAAAAACAAAAGAAATATTAAAATCTTATAAGTGTGAATTAAATAATGATGTAGAATATTTTCTTAAAGAAAAGTCGATTGAATTTTCTAAGCAAGACATTTCACGAACCTATATTGTAATGAGTCAATATAAAGGAGCAGATGTGCTTGTAGGATACTTTTCTATTGCAAGTAAAGCAACAATTATAAAAAAGTTCATACTTAGTAATACAAAGAAAAAAAGCATTTTAAAATACGCTAAATACGATAATGATAGCAAAGGATATAATATAGCACTACCATTAATAGGTCAACTAGGCAAAAATTATCATAATGGATACAACAAATTAATTTCTGGAGATATCCTATTAAAATTTGCTTGTAATAAGATAAAAGAAATTCACAATCTAATCGGTGGTAGGTATGTATTTTTGGAATGTGAAGATAATGAAAAACTGAAAGAATTTTATGAAAGTAATGGATTTGAATGTTTCGGAAAAAGAAATCTTGAAAGAGATGAAAGAGATAAGAATAATGGTGATTACTTGCTTCAAATGTTAAGAGATTTAAGCAAGTATTCTCTATAAATCAAAAAAATAAGCTAGACTAGAAATTAATCTAATCTAGCGAGAGTATAGAAAAAGTTGTGTAAATAAATCCTTCCGTGATAAAATAAAAAATATCAAGGAGGGATTTATTTACACAACTTTTTCTATACTCTCACATTTTCTAAAAGATTGATTTTTTAGAAAAATATAGTTAAAATAAAATTAGTTATTAAAATATTAATTTTTTTCAAGTTATCAATCGGAAGGAAATCCGATTTACACAACTTTTACGATTGTCTCAATCTACTCTTTTTTATAATTTAGAACAATATTATTTCACTCCGCCTAACCACTTAGCAAAACCTATCTTATAATTATTCGTTCCATCTACTTTATATCTTACCATCGGTCTATTATTAAATACTCCAAAACAATCACATTCCTCATAAGGACTTAAATTTCCAATTACTCTTGTTAAACTTGTATCTGCATATATCGTTTCCTTTGTACTTCCATTCTTATACCTTCTCACTGGCTCATCACTCCCTTTCACTTTTTCTACATCAACACTTACATTTGCTTGTCCTAATTTATTTGCCACATCATTTTTAAATTTAATCCACTCGGATGGATTTTGTACATAATAACGTGGACAATCTTTTCCAGTTACATCATAGTGTCTTATAATGTCATTAACACTTAGCCCATATCTTCTACAAATATCAGTACACAACTCAACTAAACTATTATATGTTTTATCTGCAAATTTCCCATTCCAATCTGGATGGCATGTTTCTATTCCTATACTATTTCGATTCACTGTCCTATTTCCTGCATGATATGCCACCTCATTCTCTGGAATACATCGTATTATCTCACCATTTAAACCAACTATATATTGGCTAGAAGCATATATTCCTTTATTTTTTAAACTCTCAAAATAATTTCTGTTCCCTAATGCTGAACTTCCAGCATTTCCTACCCAATGTACTACAATCTGTTTTACTTTTTGTAACTTCTCTCCTGTTCGACTATATGGATTGATACTTAGTAATCTTTCTTGTATCTCCATTACTCATTTTCCTCCCCTCTTGCATCTTCTTCTACTAACTCCATCGTCTCTACTATTTCTTCTTCCATTACTTTTCCTCCACTTCTGGCAATCCTGCCACACTTGTTAATAAACTTAATATCCCTGCTAACAAGCTTGTACTTCCTACTGTTAACCAATTAACTTCTCCTATTGCTACGCTTGTCCCAATTGTCGCTATTGCTGTTTGTGCTATTGTCTTTATTGCTCTTATTCCTGCACATTTTATCCAATTTTTCATTTCATTTCACCTCTTTTAAATCTCTAATATCATGCTGTATTTCCTCAACTTGTCCTTCCAATTTATATGTTCTTTCTACTATTCCATTATGCTTTTCTACTTTTTTCTCTAGTTGCTCTACTCTATAATTTGTAAGTTTATTAGCTACTAAAATTCCTCCTAAACTTCCTCCTAATGTTCCAATTAAAGAAATTATAGATACTATTATTGTATTGTCCATTTGTTTTCCTCCTATTTGGTATAATAAATCTCTGCTATTACCTTGTAATCGCTTCTATCCATCCCAGCTTGAACTACTAAATTAGTTTCATTTACATAGTAAGTAATCATCTGTGTTACAGAAGTATTTACAAATCCTAACGGTATATAAACTATTTCATTTTTCATATTGACATTTAGTTTTACTATTTTACTTGCCTCTACTCCTATTGCATAACTTTTAGAATTGTTATTAGGTCCAGCTCCTAAATTTATTATCTTTCTATACACTCTTTTCCCATCTATATATTCATTTGTTTCAAATTCTTCTCCTGTTATAATTCTTTTTTCCTCTTTTTTTATAAACTCTTCATATATGTCATTATCGTTTTTTATATAAATCGCATTACTGCCTGCATCTGTCCCCTTTTGGAACCATACTTTTCTTCTATCTGTCTCTGGTTCTGTTGAACTTACTACTATATCACTTGTACAAGCTTCCTCGTCGTCTTTTATTGCAACAATTGTCATGTATGTACTATCTTTAACGATAGCTTTATTCGTCTGAACATTTGAGCTTCCTATTATTAGCGTTATTACATCTTCCTCTGTTACATCAATTACTTGTGCTGGCATTGTTAAATTCATATATATATTATCTTGTTCCTTAGCTATATATTTTCCAACTGTTTTATTATTTTTTCGAATAAGAATTTGATTCCTTCCTGTTAGTGCTTCTGCAAAAATCAAATTGGTTGAAACCAAAACTTTTGAAATTCCTTTTCCTATTTTTATTCCACCATTTAGTAATGTTAAATTTTTAGTATCCGTAACATTATCAAAATTAACCTTTACAGCTTCCCATGCTGTAGTTGTAGTTACTCTTTGTGTAGATGACAACGTAGCTGTTGCTACATCTACATTTGTTTTATTTATTACAATTCCTCCCGTTATTCCCTCTACTATACTTTGTTTTGCTTTTATCATAAAATTGCAAACTGTATAAGGCTGTAAATTATTGTGTGATTGTCCTCCACCAGAATCTTTTATCACATCTTTTGCTGTTCCTGTAGCATTATTTCCTGCACTTCCCCAAGTAGAATTTCCACTTGCTGCTGAATTAGCATATCCCCAACCGTGGTTATGGATCGGTATCTCATTTAATGTTAATGTATGTCTCTTCTCTCCTCCCGTCTTTCCTAATGTATTAAAGTCTGTGTCATTACTATCTTTTCCAACTGGAATTTTTCCTTGTAAATTTGGTAAATTAAAAGTACTACTTCCATCACCTATCCCATATTTTGTTCCTAAAACATTAAATAACTCTGCATAATCAGTTCTACTTACAGCTTGTCCATTACATAACAACCAGTTTTCTGGTAGTGTATCAGAATACCATTCTACCACGGAACCTATTGGTAATGTATCTACTACCTCTGTCGTACCTCCACCAGTCTGATTTATCCATTCAACATCCCCATCTGTATTACTTGCTTTTGCTAGTACTTGTCCTGTTGTTCCTCCGTGTTGGTAAAAAAGAACCTTCTCCAATATCATCTAATTTTTGCTTTAATTCATCTGTAAAATCATTAGAACTTAACTCTTTTCCCTCTACCTTATCTACTTTATTGTTAACGCTTTGTCTTAATTCAGTATCATTATAACTTTCTCCATCAGTCCCTGGAGGACCCATTTCTCCCTTTTCTCCCTTTGGTAATACCAAATTCAAAACTTGATTAGGCGCCTCTCCTTCTATCGTAGCTACTGCTTCCTCTCCACTTTCTACGGTTCCTATTGTCAATTGATTCGGTTGCCCTTGTTCTCCCTTTTCGCCTTTATCTCCCTTGTCTCCCTTTACCAAAGGAATATTTATCAATCCATCAACCACAATATCTTCCTTTTTCACTTGACTTAAATCAGATAACTCCACTGGGGTTCTTTCAACATTGCTTAAATCATCTATAATTACCATTATTCATCCCTCCTATGTGTAATCTCCTCTGTCAACGTAATCGTTCCAAACCCTAATGTTTTTACATAATCACCAGACTTTAACTCAATATCATATTGATATGTTTCATAAGCTAAATCAGCAGTATCCTCTGAATTTAAAGTAAAAGAAAAATACCCATCTAGGTATTGAATACTATCTGGATATTTCTTTTGAATTAAAACCTTTGAACTATTTTGATTTTGTTTTACTGTAAAATATAAGTAATCGCTTTCTGTTAATTCCAATATATTACCTTCTCCATCTTTAAGTTGAAACTTCAAGAATTGAGTATCACCCCTCGTAAACTCTAAATCCATAATTTCCTCCTTCTAGTTATTTGATAAATCCTACTATATTTACAAGAACTTTCATCGCTCCTGTTTGTTGATATACACTTGTTTGGTATCCATTCGTAAGTCCTCCATCAACATAGTTAACATCTAAATTATATGTTGGTATATCATTTCCAGTTCTTACTTGTAGCAAAGTAAATCCAGATTGCAATGAATTTTTTATATCTGTACTTGTAATCACTTCACTTTGATGTGTAGATTGATTAGCACTCTGTGCTGTAAAGCCATCACTTCCAAAAGCACCTATTATTTCAGTAGTTAAGACCTCTTCATCGGAATAATCCTCTGAAGGAAAAATAGGATACTCTTTGTAAAAGCTATCTTGTTCACTTTGCTTATATAACTTCACATTTCTACAATACCCCCATACACTTTTATTTCCAATATTATCTCCCCATTTTATTGGAGCATGCTTTAAAATTACTCTTGCTTCTGTCACTTCAAAATTGCTTGGAATATAAATAGGAACATTAATAAACTTATAAGTATTTCGTTGTAATGGATATGTCTCGTTGTAATACCCAACTTCTTTCCAATCATATTCACCAAACTGAAACTGACTTAAAATTCCATTTGCACCTATTATCTTAGTACCATTTTGTAGCTCAAGACCATCCTTGCCAGCATTAAGAACACCATTCCCCTGTTCATCGACAATCTCTAACTTTCCACTTATATTATTCTCTCCACCAAGTTTTAAAGTTCCTCCCTTGATTCTATCTGCCGAGATTTCTCCAGCTCGGATAAAATCCGCATGCTGTAGCACCTCATTCACAAGCTTTTGAATATTATCCCACAGAGCATCTAACTTGTACTTTTGAATCAGTTGGGAAATCGTTTGAGGCAATCCCTTCTCTTGCCTCGCTAAATTCTTAGGTTTCACATTAAAATTCATATTTCCTCCATTATAAAAAGCACCAGATTAAATCTAATGCTCTTATCTATATTTTTCTAATTATTTTTGTTCTTTCCGAAATACTTTCCTACAAAAAATGTTATTATTAAAGCTATTATCAATAAGATATAAGAAGAAGTATCCACACAATTTTCATTTTCACTTACCATTGTTATTTCTTCTACATTATTAGATATTTCTCTAACAGTTTCTCCAAGCCCTAAAATATTAGAATTTATCTCTTCATACTTACTTTCTATATTATTTTTTAAATCTCTAATTTCCTCTTCATATACATCCACCATATTAACATATCTTTCTTGTAAATCTCCTAAAGATAATCCCTTAATTTCATACTGTTGTAAAATTTCATCAACTGAAATTATCTTCTCGCCACCTTGATTTTCTTCATCTGTAATAGTTAATACCTTTCTTTCTGTAAGCATACCACTCCTCCTTCCTGCTAATAATTGTTTTCCTTTTGTATCTCTTGGCTAGCATAAAAATCATTTGTCTCCTCAATCGCCTCATCAATACTATCAGTATCTAACCCTAACATCACTAACTTAGACAGTGTTGCAAATTTATTATTTTTATCTTCCTCAATCTTATCCACATCAACACCTTGCTCTTTATAAAAAGAATACGTCATCTCAATTGCCTCATCAATACTCTCTGTATTCAATTTGTTCATAACAATTTTAGATAATTCTACATACTTTTCAATTTCTGTAAATTTATTATAATCAAGATATTTCATTAAATCTTCACGTATTTCTGTCGATTTATCTTTTTTTATGCAATACTTTATAAAAGACATCACCATAATAACCATTATTATAATAGACATTATAAGATTCTCACCACATAAAGCAATTGTAAATCCATATAATGGATTTTTATTGGCTATACTAACTCCAATTCCAAACATAATAGCTAGAAATGTTATAGTCGGATCATGACCGCTTATAAATATATCTATAAAATCACATATAACTATACCAATCAATCCTATAGTAGCACATATCCAATTTTGTACAAAAAATCCATAAACCCCAATACTAGAAAACATAATTTCTATCAAACTAAGCACATCTACATCTCCTCTTAATATTATGTTGGTATAATACCAGTATATCAGAGTAATCCGTCTATCTTTTTATAAAAATTGCTTTTTTCGACACAAAACATAAATTTACACTTTATTTTACATACTTCCTTATTGGCAATATTGTACTAGTTTGAACAAATCCATCCTTGTCAATTTTATACCCTAAATTTTTTAATATTTCCTTTTTTTCATTTGTTGTTATAGAATCATAATTACATATAAAATTAACAACATCACTATCATATTCATTTATCCCTTCTATCTTACAAATAATCTTTTTATAATCATCTTTTAAAATAGAACTAGAAATATCATTAAGATAACTATAAACCTTCTCCTTTTTAGTTCCAGAAATAGCTTCTCCATCTTTATCTTTATCATTTTTAAAATCTTGTTGTTTATATTTTAAATACTCATTCAAAGGAAAATCTAATTTATCCACTAGCTGTATTTTCTTATCATCTGTTCCAATATAATTTTTATAAACCTCTTCTCTTTCTTCTTCTGAACATTTTGAATTTAATAGCATTTCTATTTTATCCTTGTTCTTTAATTGTTCATTTTTTTTCAGTTCTCCACTATCTTTCTTTTTCTTAGCCAAATTATAAGTCTTATTCTTATAATCAGCATAAGAAGTCAAAGAAATACTCTTATTCTTTTCTTTCTCTTCATCTGACAATTTTGTCCATTCATCATGAAATTTATAATACTCGCTATCTCCTATCTTAGCTGTCAAATTTGTTATTTTTAAATTATCCAAAGAATCTATTCCTTTTTTTGCTATTTTATTAATTTGTTTTTGAACTTCTTTTAATATAATTTTTTTATTTTCATCTGACATATCAGAATTTTGTATTTTTCTTTTCTTAGTATATAAATCACTTAACTCATTTTGAATACCAGACATATATTGATATTTAACCTTATCTTCATCTGTTGCTCTAGAACTGTTTGCACTAATTTTCAATTCATCCATCTTTTCAAAAAAGTTCCCTGGATACTTACTTTTCATAGTAGAATCAGTTGTAAATTTATCCTCAATTGGATTGTTTTCTGCTTGCTTTGTCATAAATGGTAACACCACATCACTTATTCCTCCACCATATTGGTCTAATAAATAATTAATTTTATATGGACTAACATTTAATATCTGACCTATCAAAATACTAAAACTATCTGTTGTTTCATCATATTGTTCTGCTTTTGGTTTATCTTGTAATCTACTAGGAACAATATCCTCTCCATACCAACTTGTATTAGTCATCACTTGTGTTATTGGAGAAATAACATTATTATCAATTGGATTATTAGGAGCTAAATTATCCTTTGCAAACATTAAACAATCCCAAAAATCCTTTGTTAAATTGTCAATATTTATTTCTTTTCCATCTGTTATATATTTACCAGCACTTGACACTACTTTTTGAATCGTAGCTAATGCCCTTCCTTTAGGTATTCTTACAAAATTTCCATCTCCATATTTAGCAATACAATAAAAATTATCCTTTACATAGTCTTGCAATTCATCATAATCATCATCGTCGCCCCATATGAAATTATTTAGTACCATAGCAGGCAGTCCAGCAATAGCAGTCTTACAAGCTAACACAGTCCATCCTTTTACTCCCTTCATATTAGCTTCTTGCACATTTCTTACTGCTTGCATAGCTCCCTGAACAGAAGCATTCAAAAATGTCGCTCCATTCCTATTTGCAAACTTCGTTACATCTCCACCAGCCTTAAAATTTGTAGTAACTCTTGAAGCATCTAGCATTGATGTTTCAACACCTCTCCCCGCTTCTCTACTAGCAATATATTCCGAAAGTCTAGGAGCCAATTCAATTACATTATTTACACTACTTATTGCATCCAAAGGTATCCTTAAAATATTCTTACATTTAGACTTATTTTGCTTAGCATCACTTTCAAAAATATTATCATTTGCATTAAAATAACTATTTTGCTCCCCTCCATTTTGAACATACTCTTGATACCAATATCCCTTTTTTAAAATTTGCGTATAAGCCTCTGGAAACTTTGAATAAGTTTTAGCCGAATGTTGGGAGTTCATCAAAACGTCTTGAGCATCTTTAAGAGCATTTGTAATAGAAAACAAAGGATTATATTCAGTTAATACACCTCTTCTAAAATTGCTAATTTTGTTTAAAGGTTTCACTGTTTTTCCTAAAATTGAACTATCGCTTACAGGTTTCAAAGCATCATACATATCTTTAGTAATCTCATAAGTTATTTTCTCTCCACCTTCAAAAACTGTAAATGTAGGATTTTCTCCATTCTTCCCCTTTTGTAATAATTCTTGTTCTTCTACTGTTTTTCCCATTGTATCAACAATGCTATCAACATCAACCTTTTCTACATTAGCAGCTGAATTTAATGTATTCTTCAATTCTACTCCAAAATTATTTCTTGCACTAGCCCTATAAGTTTGTAATGTCCTCTGTGCAATCGTATCAAATAAAGGCAAAATATCACTACTTCCACCCTTAGCAGACTTAATTGGCGAATTAATCCCTGTCTTTCTTGTATCTAAAGGCACTGTAATTGCCATTCCTGTATTATTTACTCTTCCTATTGGAATATAGTGTGGATACATATCTTTCATATGTTCAGCACTTTCTTGTGAAATTACACCATTTTTTACTAATTCAAATTGGTTAGCATCTAAAAAATCATATACATCTTGGGCATATTCCTTAAACTTAGGATATTTCTTTTCTAACTCTGCCACCACTTTCTTTGACATCTTTGCTGTTACACTGTCTCCAAATACTGGTTTATTTTTAATAACACCTTTTCTTTCATAATTTAATCCTGTATCTCCTCCAAACCTTTCTTCCAAAGTCATTCTATCAACATTTAATTGATGATACATATAATTGCTAAAATCTTCAATATTGTCTCCTACTTCTGTTCTTATTTCCTCTAAAGATTTACTTATTTGTCTTTTCGTTTTTGTTTTACTATCAAATTCATATCTAGCATTCCCAATTGCATTTTGTCCCCTTGCTGTTGCTGATAATGTATAATCCCATTTTACCTGTAAATCTCTATTTTTAGTTTTTCGAGATAATTCTTCAAAAACAATTCCTTTATCTAATATATTAGCCTTAAAAATAGCCCATTTTCTTTCGCTTGGCTTTACCTTTTCTGGAGTCTTAGCCAATATTTGTGCCACCTTTTCTTCTTGTTTGCTTTCGCTTATCGGTACTTCTTGTTTACTCTCTGTTATGATATCGTTCTTTATGTTATTCTCGTCTTTAAATTTCTTCAAATTAATATCAGCTTGAACCTTCTGACTTATTAACATATTACTTCTCACTTCTTGCTTATATCCTAATGATTGTGTATTTGCTTCCACTTTATTTAATTGATTATTTGTATCAACTATATTTTTTCCATATAACTGTTTATGAAAGCTCTCTAAAGCATAATCTATAGTCATATTGGTTTCTTGTGATAATACATTTTTATAATCTAAACTTTCTCCAGACTTCATTTCTGCAAATCTATCACATAAAATATCTTTTGCTATTGCATAATCACTTGGTATTTTATCTGTTTGTCCTTCCCAAAAACGTTCTTTTTGTTGTATAAAATTAGGGTCATCAATTATTTTTTCAATTGCTGGTATTACTATATCTTGTTTTAATGTTTGATTATGTGCAATATTGCTTTCCATAGTTTCATGTAACACCATTTTATTTAATCCAAATTCAGCGACTTGGTTTGAATTTATATAAATAGTATTCGCATTTTGGGTTGATGCCCCTGCATTATAGTTGCTATTTTCTCCATTAAAAAAGACAATATCTTTTCCATATTGGCTTTTAATATTGTCTTTTATTGTTTTTTCTTCAATGGTAAGATTACTTTCTTCTTTTGGTCTAATTGATTGCTCCCATTGATTATATTCTTGTTTGTTGTATTTTCTTTCGCTATATTGACTGTTCTGCTGTACGCTGGTATCATTTCGTTGTCGAGATAATTCAGTATTTCTTGTTGTCGTGTCGTTAACTGATTCGTTTGTTGTTTCTTGTTGATTGGTAAATTGATTTCGCTCATTTATCCCACCTTCACTTTCAGTACTATTATACACTGTTTTCGAATTATTTTCAATATTGTTGGGATTAAATACTGCAATTTGATTGTATGTGTTATCGATAACTCCATCATACCCCATTTCTTGCAGTATATTCTTTTTTTCTTCTGCTGACAATGTATTATATAGCATATAATCTTTATCTGTTTGAGATGTATATTTATCTTTAATTAAATCCTTTTCTTCAATACTTAATTTTTCTTTGTCTGCCCTTTTTCCTAATTCACTCCACATCTTTTTATAGTCTTGTTCATTATTTATAATAAGTGGATTTTCTAAATTTATATTATTTTCTTTTACATTTTTTCCATATTTAGTGGCTGTTGATTTATCTGTTGAAAAATAAACTGCTTTTCCAAAATCTCCTTCATCATGCTTTCCAAAATGTTCCAAACTATAATTTTCAAAATTTGCATCTGTACCATGATATCCTTTTATTATTTGTTTTCTATCTATTTGCTCCATATTTCCATTTTGAGACATTTTATTTTCTGCTTGATTAATTTGTCCAGTTTGGGAATTAATTTCATTATTGATGCCATTTTGTTCTAAATTAGTAGTATTATTAGATTGCATATTAAAAGAACTAGTATCTCCTAGTCCTTCTCCGATTATTTATAAATTTATTTCTATATTCTATTGCCTCATTATATTGGTCTTTCGTGAAATGTCTAATCGGTACATCTTCTTGGGTATTCACCATAAACGCAACTTGTGGATAGTTATGGTTTTTTCCTATATTATCATGGTCGTATTGCATATTGTACTCCATTACAGAAGCAGTTTTGAATCCGAAATATTTTTCATACATAGTATTCAAAGGCTGATTTACAGACATAAAACAATCAAGTGTTTTTGTATTTTTCTTTACTTCTGGAGCAATAGCTTTCAAAAATCCCTTTTTATTGTTAATTGATTTTGCATTAAAAACACTTATTAAATCTCCATCTTTTGTAATTGAAAACCCACTTGTTCCATCTTCTGACAAATAATTTTTTGTATTTTTATACTCTTCTAGGTTATGCAAATCTACCAGTTCACCATTCTTAGTATAAGTCCTTGCTATTTCAAACATATCACGAAATGTTTTAGCATCTATGTTACTATACATGTTAAATGTTTTATCAGTTTCAATTTTATCTCCTAATACTACATTAATCCCCTCACTATTGCTGTTGCTAATCCTAGAGGATTGCACTTGTCTTTGTAATATTCCTCTAATTCGTTCTTGTTCTCTTCCATCAATCTTTGAGTCTCTTTGTTCCCAACTTGTTGAATTAGCGATTCTTCGACTTTCTTCTTGAAGTCTTCTAAACTCATCTCCTCTTGTATCAATTCGTTGCTCACTGACTCCACCTACACTTTCATTATTATTATACACTGTTTGCCTATTATTTGCAAGAGCATTTTGTTGTAATTTAGTAGCATTATTTATCTCTTCATAAGTTTCCAGAGCTCCTTTCTTTATACTATCTTCTATTGCATTCTTCCCAAACCTATCTATATTTTCTTGTAAAGCTTCCTTATATTCTTCTACTGTCACTTGCTCATTATTTTTAATCTTATTATAAACAATACCACTCTTCTCCAAACCATACGTAACACCATTTGTTATCGCTCCCATCAAAGCACCATTAAAACCAGACTCCATCATTCTTTGTCCCATATTACTCCAATCAGCTTTATCTCCAATTATTCCTGCTGTAATCTCTTGTGCTGGCTCCATTACTGCTTCTTGCACTGCATTTTCAAATATGTTAAATCCATAACTATCAAGAACTTTTTTACTAATTTGTTTTCCTCCAAACGCATTTGCAATTTTATTTACTTGTTGACCTGTTATAAAAGACTCACTGGCTCCTTCTATTGCCCCCATAACAGTTCCATACTTCCAAGCCTCTTCTTCTGTCATTCCCCTATTAAGACCATCATTTATATATCCGCCTCCTGCACTAGTCATAAAGTAAGATGTTCCTAAAACTGGATTTACTGTGCTCAAAGCCATACCTGGTAACATTTGTCCCATAGATGGTGCTATTTCTCCGAATTTTTGTGCTACTTTATTACTTAATTTACTTTGTTCTTCTTGTATTTTTTGCTCATCTTTTGCTATGCTATCACGTATCGCCTTTTTTACAAGATTCGTTTCAATTCCCTCTTTATTATGCAAAACATTCTGTTGTTTATGAAGTTGTTCTGCATATTGTTCTGCTTCTTCTACCGTATCAAATTTTCCAAGATATTCTCCTGTATTGTAATAATGTTGAATAGCTTCGTCGTCAGAAACTATTTTCCCATCTACAACTGTTGGTATTAAAACTTCTTTTCCATCTTCATCTTGAAAGCTCATACTTCTAACGGTACTTATACTTCCATCTTCATTAATTGCAACTTTTCTATTATTTAAATCTATATTTCCTAAACCATAGTTAGGTTGACTTTTAAATATCCTTTTATCATTTTCAAATTGCACCTTAGCTTTATCGTCTCTACTTACATTAGGAGAAGTTAAAAACTGCATTTCTCTTAAATTTTTATAATTGCTAAATTTTTTTTCATTTGTACTTTCAACATAGTTTAATACTTCTTTTGTTCCTGAGCTTACTCCTGAACCTGTTATTTTTCCTAATCCTAATAAGTCTTGCAATATATTGTTATTCTTTTTAACACTTTGTTCTTTTGATAAATTTTCTTGATGGGTTGCTAAATTTCTTTCATACATATTTATACTATTGTCAAAAAAGTTTTCTGTTCCTAATATATTATTATTGCTTAGTTCTTTTTCTATAGTTTCTTTTTTGTTTCTAGCATTTAATACACGCTCTTTTTCACTTTTTCTCGTCTTATCAAACAATAATCCTTTATCATTCTTTTTGTTTTTTTCCTCTTCTTGTTTAGCTTTTTCTTGCACATAATTAGAAGCATTTTGCATACCAACTCTTTTTAAATTTGTATAATCTTCCATTGTCTTTGCCATTTGATTACGAGTATTTCTATCCATAACCTTTTGTGTATTATTAAAACGATTTAGATTATCATTTGCCATACTTTTAACTCTATTCCAAGTATCATTATTATAATTTCTCCTTGTTGTTGTATTGTTTATTGCGTCATAAAAAGCATTATCAATAACACTATTAACAATTTCAGTATTTCCACTATTAGTACTACTATTTCTATTAGCAACATACTCTTTAAATCCCTCTACATACTTTTTTCTTTCTTCTTCAGATAATTTTCTTATATCCATAATAACTCCTTCATTTCGGGATTATTTTTTTCCTGTTTTAAGAACTGCATCCCTTGCTCCATTTGCAAAGTTAATTGCTACTTCTTTAGCTTTTTGCAATGCCTCATACATTTTTTCATAATCTTCCTCATAAGCACCATTGCCATCACTTAGCTTTAATCCACCTGTCTTCTTTTTACTTGACGAACTACCCGAACTAGATTTTTTTTTTGACAAATTAAACTGCTGTTGCCACTGACTATCTGCCACACTATCCCTTTGTTTTTGATAATCAAACTGCTTCTGTCTCCATTGATTCTCCAACTCATTTTGTCTAAGTTGTTCATCAAAACTCTTCTGCCACTGTTGGTCTGAAATCTTATCACGCTCTTGTTGATACAAATACTTCTCCCTATTCTGTCTTAACTCATAATTCTGCGTAAGCAACTGCACCCTTTGAGCATACAACTCCAATGCAGACTGAGCTTGCTGAATACTTCCATTTTGTCTTGCTTGCTGTATTTTAAAATTATAATCAGCATACAAATCCTTAGAATTATTTAGAGTATCTGTAACACTCTTTTGATACGTATTATACAACGCCGTCTTCGTCGTCTCCGCATAACCAGAATTTGCCAACCCTTGCTGAGCTAACTGTTCCATACCAGCCCCATACTGATTCGTCTGTTTCTGCCAATTTGCATACAACCCTTGCGTCGTCTTATCCGTTTCTTTTTCAAGCTTTTCTTTCTCTCGATTTAACTCATCTACTTGCATCTGTGTTTGTTGATTAATCACATCATTTTGCTTTTGTTCCTGCTGCTGCAACAAACTATTTTGTTCCTTCACCAAATTATCAATATCCTCATAACCAGTCGCCATAACTCTCTCCTTTCCATCAAGCCGTTCGCTTCCACATATAACAAGTAATATAAGGCTGTAAAATATTGTGTGCTTGATTACCACCTACTGAACTCGTAACTAACTCTTTATCACCATCAGGACGTGTATAATCAATTGGTGTTTGCGTATACTCTCCACCACTAACTGCTGTTTTCCCCTTTACCTTATGAGTATGTGCTGGTATCTCATTTATCGTCAACTTATGAGACTTCTCTCCACCAGTCTTCTCCACCGTATTAAAACTCGTATCACTCGTATTCACACCAACAGGCACCCTACCACTACCCCAAAGAACCCAAGTACCAAAACCTATATAAGTATTCGGATTCGCACTACTCGTACTCATTATTATTTTCCCTATAGGATACTTCTTCTTATTATCCGCCAAAATCTTACTATTAATTGACGCTTCCAAATTAGCCTTTTCATCCCTAACCAACTTCTCCACAGCTGGCAACAAAATTTCATTCAAATAATCCTTCAAATCTTTCCCAGACTTATCAAACTCCTGCTTTAACTCATCAGGAGCCAAAGTAGGCGAATCTGGCAAACTCTGAATATTACTCGTATTCACCGTACATACTGGTAAACTCATATCCACTCCTCCTATTTCTTAACATATCCTCCTGCAAACGCCTCAATCGTAGAACTATAAATCCCAAAAGGTCGATCCAACTCATCACTGTAAAACTTCATCGACAACTCCACAACCTTCTTCTCCTTCATCTTATAAACCAAATACGACTTATTCGTCGTAACAAAACTAAAATTACTAAAATCAATATTCGCAAAATCAAACCCAGTCGCCGACTTCTGCGTTGTAAACTTATACACCGGCGACCTATCCGTCCTCCTTGCAATCTTAATCAAACCATTCGGAATTGTCTTAATCTTAGCAATCCCTCCACGCTTATTCGTCGTCTTAAGCTGATTATCAAAACCAAAATTATCCATCGGAGTCGTCCAATAACTAGAAATCAACTCCCCATCATCATTTGTACCCTCTACAACAAAAATGGAGCCATCCTTAGCCCCTATATACAAACAATCATCAAACTCCTTCAAAACACTAGGATTCGCCGTAGAAATATCCCAATAAAACCACTCATACTCAAAACTATTTAATTTCGCATACTTCTGTCTACTATCTGCTAAATACATCCTTCCATCTACCAACACACACAAATAGCCCTTCCAAACCACCATACTAGCATTTGAATAGCCATCCTCATTCGTCATCTTAACATCCACAAGCGAACTCCTATGAGCCACAACCTGTCTACTATCAATCTTCTCTGTACTCACACCCTCTAAACCATAACGACTAAGATACACAATATCATCTTGGAAATTCGTACTCCCCGCATAGCAACCAATACTCACATTCCCCTGCTTACTTGGATAAATCCTACCATGCTCCAAATCCGTCGTAGGCTCATGATAAAACACATTCGCATTATTCTGATCCAAATTCTTAAAAATCCACAAAATATTATTACCAACCGTCATACCAGTAATCAAACTATCACTAGCCCCATCCTCATAATAATTTAAATCAGAAATATACTGCGGATTCCCACGTTCTGAATGAAAAACCGCATTCGGAAATTCTGGATTTCCTGTAAAAAACAAACGATTATCAAAAATAATCGCATTTGTACACTTAGCAATTCTATCCTCATATCCTGCAATCGTCTTCGAAAAAGTAATAAAAACATTATCTTCACCACTTAAATTAGGCTTACCAGGTACCGTATTAAACGTAACCTTCCCTCTTAACCTATCAACCACAAAATGCGTATTCTCCATCATATTCACATCATTTACAATCGCTGTCACTGCCGTATCATCAATCTCCGTCGCATCCAAATAAAACTCCTTAGCCACTCCATCTGCCAAAAAACTATTCGTCCTCTTAGGAGTCAACAAATTAACATCCTCTAACAATTCTCCTCCTCCCATATTGCCAGCCTTCCTACTAATCGTAGTCCTTGGCACTACAGGATTATCCTCAGACACTTTCTTAACAATTGTACCATCGTATACCAAATAATTTTTCCCATCATTAATATACAACTTCTTTTCCGAATCCGCCTTATTAAAACAACTCTTCCTATCATCCATATCCTGAAATAATTGTTTTAAATTCTCCTCATCTGGTTCATTCGGAAAATTGCTCCATTCAAACAACTTCATACCACTATGTACAATAGCAGTATGATTATCATACACATAAATTCCATTAATCTTCTCACCCATCTGAGCCAACTTCCTAAAACCTGGTCTCGTCTCAATACAAGCCCCTTGCGTATCCTCATAATTCTTCCAAACATTAAGTGCATCTGGACTTCTCGTTATAGTCACCAAACTCGGCTCCTCCAAAAAATCCACACCAGCAAAATTGGTATACACCCTCTTAACACCAGTCGCCATCACTTACCTCCTATAAGTCAAACTCACCTTCACACTCTTCTTCATACTCCTTCAAGCAAACACTTGGCACACTCCTTCTATTATCCAACAATTGTAACTTACGTTGAAACTCCGTCGCAAACGCTGTATAATCAGAACTAGGATCAGTCTTCAAAATATCATCAGCCACCTTATAAACCAAAACCCCTTGTGCATCTTGATCCAATTCCAAATAAAAATCATCCTCCGTCTCTTCAGTGAGATTCTGAGGAAACTTATAATATTCTAATACCGTTTGTCCTTGTGTATTATCATTAATGTAAATCTTATTTTTTCCTAAAGTATAGTAATCCACATTTCCCTTTTTATTATCTTTATCCAACATAAACACATTTTTAATTTGATATAAGTCACTTGGTAATGTATAAGCTGTATACTTATCCACTTTTTCTTCTTTTTCTGGGTATAACTTAGTAGCCACTATCTTCTTATTTTGTGCCAACTCTTGATACGCTAAATCAAACAAAAAAGGCAATCTCAACGCAATATCTTCATCTTCTGTATATGCCTTCATATGAGGTGAAAACTCCTCAATCAAAGCTAACACCTGTTTCTTACTCTCACCATAAGTCATTCTTCCTACCTCCCAAGTCGCTAGAATCGAACTAGCTAAAATTCCTTTACTTGCATATAAAAAGAGGAGATTACCCCCTCTAAAACTATGGTAACTCTACTACTTGCACCTTTAAACTGGTAGCATCTTCACCTTTAACAATAACTTTACCTTTATTTTCACCAGACACATTCTCAAACTTACCTGATTCAATTACAATACCAACCGTAGTACCATTCGCTACCGATATTTCCATATCCTCAGTCCCTTGTAAAGAATCACCCTTTACTATTGTTGCTTTTTTAGCAGCTGTTCCTGTATTATTAATTAAAATTAAAATTTTTCCACAAGACTTGTTTGAATAATCAATTCCAAGCCCTGTCGTCTTCAAAGCCACTGCATCCTCTAAAACAGTAGCCTCATTTCTCACTATCACTGAATTTGTAGCCTTATCCATACAACTTCACCTTCCCTTTCTAAAAATTATTGATGGCATCTTAAAACAGCACATTCTTTTGGTCTTACCATTTTTCCACCATAAGTATTCAAACCTTTAATCGCCTCCGCAAAGCCCTTTTCTGGTTCATATGGTTTTAACTTATCAATCCCATTGCAATAAGCAAAAGCCTTAGAAGTTTTTAAGATAATAAAATCATCGGTTCCATCATTATAAGCATTATTCGTCATCTTAATCTTAGCATTGTTATACAACCCTAAAACACCTTTGGCAATTAAATCATCATTATTCGTCTTCAATTCTATTAATTTATTTTGGAACAACATATAAAACCAAGGTGTTAAATACATCGTAACATCATCCTTGCTACTTACCCCATTATTCCATAATTTAACAAACAACTCATCAACCGCCTTTTTAGCAGACGCTTCATCCGTAATTTTAGTAGAAGCCGTCTTGATACCAGCATCTTTAGCCATTTGCCTAGCACAAAAAATATCTTCTTTCTCCGCTAATGCCCTTGTACTTTCAACTTGTAATGCCTCCATCACTCCATCTTGAGCTTGTGCCTTATCAATATCATCCATCCCATAATTAAAATAATCAAATTGATCAATATCTAAATAAGCACTTGTTTCTCCTACATTCTCTGGATCATCAATTGGTTTACCTGGAACATAGGTCTTAACCGTAGGTCTTCCCACATTTTGTATTTTTACCCTTTTCCCTTGTCCTGCTTCTCCTTCAAACTTGTAATCACAATCTTGTTTAAAAGTTGTAAACTTTGGTAATTCATGTTGTATGTATTTAGACCATACAGTTGGTTTAAAATTTGCATAACTCATATCATATCATCCTTTCTTTTTACCAACGTTTCATAGACTTTATCGCTCTTGCAAGAATATTCGGGTCATCCAATTTATCTCCTAGTTTGTCTACCTCTTCTGAAGTATAATATTCTTTTATCTGATTATCTGGTACAGTAGACTTTGAACTACCAGTACTTACAGGCTTTTTCGGAGCATTCTCCTTCACCCTTTCCCATAAATCATAAATCTCACTCATCTTCATACTGCTATTAAACTTACTTGCAAAATCCTTAAACCCTTCATCTTGAAGAATACTCACATCTATTCCGCTGGTTTCTAATTCCTTTTCTTTTAACTTACTTGTCAGGTACTCACCCAACTTAAAAAACTCTGCATTTTCACGTGCAGAAGTCTTCCCTATCCTTTGTCTTTGCGCTAGTTCATTCGCCCTAGCCTCAATTTCCGTGTCATCAAAAGTATCAATCATCTCTTGCGCATCTGCTATACCTAGGATTTCAGCATCTTTCTTATTCACACCTTCAACATCTGGAATATCTACCCCTTGCTCTTTATAGAAGTCTTCCACTTTACTTAAAACATCATCTTCTTCCGAAAGAGACAAACCAGCCCTCAAAACACTTTCTAATTGTTTCGACCTACTTAATTTACTCTCCTCCTCCTTACGATACTTTCTTTCAAGCCTAGCCTTCTCTTGACTCACCACTCTGTCTAAATCCTCTTGCGTAAAAGTCTTTTTTGATGTCCCCTCTTCCTGATTACTAGTATCTTCCACTCCTAATCCTTCCAAAGCTTCATCTTTTTCCACATTTTCAATATCATTTGGCATGTGTTACCTCCTGTTTAAAGTCCATCGACTATTAATTCCTTCAGCTTTTTTAGCCATCATAGTTTTGGGCATATATACTTTAATATTAATAACTAAGCTGGAACTTGTCCTTGATTTATCCTATCTAATTGTTCTGGATTAACTCCAGTTTGTTCTACATTATTCATCTCTTGTTCCGTCATAACCTGTTGCATCGCACTATCCAACGCATTCGCCGTTTTTTCAATCTCATTAAAGATATTTTCCTTCTCTTCCCTCTCTTTTAAAATCTCTTTTAGCTTAGACTTCGGCATCGTAGCATCCTCTGGTAAAGCTTTTACATACTCTTCAAAAGTAATTTGCTGTGATTTCAGTAAATTCTCCAAAGACACTTCCATCGCATACTTATCAAATGGAGACTTCGGCGTAATATCAATCTTAACATCCAAATCATATCCTTGTAGCTCCTTATAAGACATCTTGTACACCTCTTCTAACGTAATATTATTCGCATAATCCTTCTTTTCCCTCGTCAAAGTTAAACCATTCACACTATTAGCCTTCAACATAGCAAACCAAATCCTAGCAATATCCTCAATAAAATCCTTATACGACTCAATTTGCTCATTAATAGGTTGTTGAGAAGCCTGTTGCACTGCCAATATTGCCTTCCCCGCCGCCTGTGTTGGATCCACATTACCGGTAGCTGTATCACTTGCACCAGCCAAATTTTGCGTCTCCTCTTGTAACTCTTTTTGCAAATTATAAGCATCTGAACTAATAGCAGTTGGTTTCAAATAATTCACAACCTTATTCACATCATCAGCATTTAATTCATTTACCTCTATTGTCGTACCCACTTTACTCAAAGCCCTCGTATTCGAAATATACTTCGTATTAGCAACCAATTTCGGAAAAGCCACCATCTTAACAGCCAAAGCCCTTCTCGTAGCTGTCTTATTAATCTCAATTTGATTCGGAATTAACCACTCCACCTCTCCTTGGCCTCTACTACTTCCTTTTACTCTCTCCCATAGAACATGGGCTACAGGATACAAATCAATTTCTAAACATACATCCTTCATAACAGTAGCCAATCTTGTACATTTCTTAGCCCAAACCTTGCCATCCTTTTTATACAACTTTAACAAAACCAAGCACATTGGAGAAATCTCATTTGTCCTCTTATCCCTTCCAGACTGCTCCTCAATATTTTGGTCTTCCACAATTAAATCTATCTCTTTTTCACTAATTCCATTACTTCTTGCCTCTTCTTTTACCTCTTCCACTGTCCTTCTAAAAGAAATAATAATATAGGGTTGATTTTGTATATCATCATCATTCTCATTGCCATAATAAATATTTGTCCTATTCACTTGTTCACACAGTATATTATTACTATCTGGGTTTGGGTCAGCATAAAAATAAATAATCCCCTCACTATCGATACAAGCATCATTGATACAACTTCGGACCAACTTATTTAATTTATTCTTTTCCCACAAGCGATTGGCATATCGATTCAGCATATTACAAACATCTTCCAGCTTTTCCCTCTCCTCTTGATTCTCATATGTCTCACTATTAAAATAAATCTGATAAGAATTAGTCTTTACCACACCAACTTTATACTTAACAATCGACTTAATAATATTAAGCGTAATTGGTTGAATCCCTGAAAGCTTAGCACCTTCCCACTGATTTCCCAAATAAAAATTATAATTTCTCTTACTCTTTTCATACAACTGTTGTTGATAATTATAATCTACTCCTCTTTGGTACTCTTCCCAAACAGTCGTAATATTTTGATTTTTTCTTTTCATGCCTACCTCCCACTATATAATTTCAGCATTATAGTTATCTAATGCTTCTAAATCTTGTTGTAATTCCCTTAATTTCTCGTCTTGCTCCTTCTCTTCTTTCTTTTCCTTTTTGTTTATCTTAATTGTCTCGATAGGATGAATCACTTCTTTTGGTGGCTCTGGAATCTCTTTATCCTTTCCGATTCTAAAACCAAAATAAAATCCAAATAGCAAGCAACTAATTGATAATATTGTATATATTAAATACATACTTCCTCCAAACTAAAAAGGAACTATGTCATCTCCATAGTCCTCTTCGATATTATTATTTTCAAACCCAAATGTTTTATTTATTTGTTCCTCTGTATCCCTATAATTAGAATTTCTATCTATCTTCTTCTTATCCTGTTGTTCTCTAATATAATAACTTATTGCTAATGCCATAACCAAATCATCATGGTATCCTACTTCCGCTTCTGCTCTACCATTTTCATTCACAATAAAAGTAAGCATTTCTCTTAACGTATCTTTGTCATTTATTACCTCTATGCTATCATGCACAATCTCCTGTAACTGTGCTAAAATATAAGGTCTTGTAATACTAGTTGTCTTAAAACCAAAACTCTTTTCATGTTTCGTATTATAAGTATCCTCTTTCTTTCTAACATATTGATTGGGATAATTCAGTTCCATCAACTTTTGGGTAGGATAGGTACTAAAATTATTCTCTAACCCAATCAAAGCTTGATTATAAAGCATACCCAAACAATAAACTTGCTTTACAAACTCAATCTCATTATACTGTTGTTTCAAAACTGCTACTTGCTTTCCTGTCATATTATTAATCACGTGAGCAGTAAAGTAGTCGCTACCTTCTCCTGCTGTATCTCCACCAATCACATAAGGCACTCTATTTTCTGGGTACTCATAAATCTTAATATTGCCATCGTTTCTTTCTTGAAACTTTTGACCTCTTATTCGTATTCCGTCATAGTAGCCATTAAAGGTTCCTTGTGCTATTGGCTCTGGCACTTCATTGATTCGATTGATAATATTTAATTTATTAAAATAACATTGTCCTGTGCTTAGAAATGCTTCTTCTGGACATATTGGATACTCTTGTTTAAACTGGTTAATATCCCCAGAACAATTATTCTCAATACACCATCGTCGCCAAGTCAATTGGTCTAATGTTAGATTATATTGATTCTGTAGTTGCCTTTCCTCTTTCGTCAATGCAAACCCAGTATAAGGCATACTATATTCTTGTAACTCATTCCAACCAATAAAAAGAGGATAAAAATCACTTTTCCCCTCAACTGCTCTATCCCACATATCCTTAAAGTACTCAAATCCATTTGCTGTACTTTCTACTATTATCATGCTTTCTGGTGTATTCGGAACGGCTTGTAACAAACCAGTCATAATCTCCTTTTTATTCCCTTCCCAAAACGCCAATTCAGACAAATGTAAAGCCGTAAAAGTATCAGAACGACCAATCCCTTTTCCTCCAGCAGTCATACACTTAATCTTACTATCCAGACCAGTGCCATTTTGATTATTAAAAACCAATTCCTTTGCATTTGACTTTTTTTGCTCTGGCTTAATGGTATCAGGTAAATACTCTAACATCCTTTTCGACATTTCAAAAAGATTCGTTGTACTTTGTTCCTTATGTGCTACAATACCCGCATTATAGTTATGGTGGGTAACCACATTCTTAAAAATAATAGCCTCCGTCTCTGTACTAAATCCCATTTGTCTGGCTTTTAAAATAATAATTCGTATTGGCTTTCTTTCTTGATGTAGTTTCCTAATTACATTGTAATACTTTAATTGTGGTTCATTTAATGTTAATGGTATAACATTTCCCTTTTTATCTCGTATCTTTATATAATTTTCAATGTAAGACTTGGTATTAATACTCATCTCCCTCAACCTTTTTCAAATATTGTTCGTAATTCGTCTCTATGTTAATATTTTCTTGTTTATCTTTGTATCCAAATTTGTTTTTCATATAGAATATTTTAAAAGTTTCATTTATGTTTTTACAATTAATTGTTGTATCTTCCAAAATATCATTTACTTTTTTATAGGTGTCGGAGTAATACTTCTCTTGTGCATAAAAAGTATCCCTATTAATATCACAATATACACAAAAACCTGCTATATTAGGCAATTCTTTTTGTGTCTTGCATTTGTTTATATATTCTTTAAATTTATTTATAAATTCTTCCTTTGTTTTAAATGTTCTTTCACTCATTATCTCACCTTCTATAATTTCATGATTGGCTTTTGTTGTTCTGCTAATCTAATTAAAAGTTGCTTATACCCTTCCATTTCTTTATCTTTTATATAGTAAACACACTTTAATGTCCCTTTTATATCTTTTCTTATTTCACATAGATTTTTATTTCTGTTTTTGCAATTACTACATATTGTTCTTATGTATGTTTCATAGATTGTTTCCATGTTCGCACCTTCTATAGAATTTAATTAACTCATAACACTATCCTGTTTTGATTTTTATGTTGATTTGTAGTATAATACAATATATACTATTTTTATAAAGGAGGTTTCTATATGAAACGGATTTTAAGATGTGAACTTTTTGAGAGCTGCAAAGTATCCAAGCACATTCTTTGCAAAGTATGCTATGATTGTTACAACGAAAATAGTGATGACTTTGCAGCAGAAGAAAAATGTAACAAATGTGAACATCGCTGTCCAGCATGTAACGGCACTTGCACCGAATGTCATGCTCTTTGTGACAATCGCACGGAAGATTATTATAATCCTGCACGTTTCATTTAAAACACTTCTATTATGCGACATCAATACGTCGGTCATATCTATTAGCCCCATTCTCGAAAGAGTTTGGGACTTTCTTTTTGCAGAAAAATAGAATTATGCTTTTAGAACACAACTCCGCAAAAGATTTCGTTTACGTACTAAACGTAAAGTACTTCTTTTTCTTTAGAACTTGCTAGGTAAGTTCTGATTTGCCATCTTATTTTCCAATTTTGTAAAAGGAGTCTATTGCTTAGATTTATTAGCACTACCTAGCATTGTGTTAATAACTTAATTAATTTCCGTAAAATACTTTCTTTCCGTATTCTACTGCAACTTGATGCTCTATTCTACAACCTCTTGCTTTCTCCCAGCCTTTCATAAAATGTAAAGCATCTACTTTTCCTATATATCGTATAGATTGTGATAACATATATATCGCAATATCTTCATCTGCTGGGGCATTTTCAAATACTGTGTCTACTACTTCGTGTCCTTCTTCTTGTAATCTTTTTACTAATTCTTCTCTTTCTTCTCGTATTTGCTCATTTGTTTTTCCACGCATTGGTTGACTTATCATTATTTTCATTTCTTGTTCCTCATTTCTTATAAACTAAAAAACTAGCTATAAAATAAATCTATAACTAGCTTTTGGACCTATAATTTTCTTATTAGTCACTTGGTTTTAGGTTGGTTTTTCTCCAACTGTGACAATTCTACTATTGTTATTATACTATATCTATTTATATAAATCTACGTACTATACTACGAACTTTTTATGAACTTTCTATATGTTTATCATTCTTTTTGTTGCTTTATCTATTATTTTTTGTACATATCTAGCTGAACATGTTCTATTGTACATCTGAAAATATAGTTTATCTCCAATATTTTGAGCTGTTCTTCCATCAATATAATATGCTGTTAATATTTCTCTTTCTTTATATTTTAATCCAATCAATCTATCTTCAACCGCTTCTACTTTATTTCTTAATTCTTTGATTGTTTTTTCTAAACTTTCTATTTCTGATTCTAATTCTAATCTTTTAATATCATTTTGTTCTATCTTGCTTAATACTTTGTTACTTATCTTATTTTTACTATGTATGTCTTGATTTTCTCCATATGCACTTGTTGTGTTAGTTTCTATGTCGTCACAAGCTTTTAATTTTAATCTAGCTGTTTTTAATTCTTTTAATTTTATATTTAATTTAGCTTTATTTTGTTTGTATTCTTTAAGTAATTTTATTAATTCTTCCTTTGTCATATGTACCTCCTATTCTTTGTATAAATAACAAATTTCATATTTATTTCTTATTGTAACGTTTCTTCTTAGTGCTAGTCCTATTTCTTTTATACTTAAATCTAAAAATATTTTTATTTCTTCTAATGTTCCTACTCTTTCGCATCTCTCATTTTCTTTTATATTGTATATTCCATATATTTTCATTCGTATCCTCCTTTTTATTGTTCTGCATATCTTCTTATGTCTTGTTCTATTTCTGCTATGGTAATATCTGTTCTATAAAACTTGCATTTCTTATTCTTGCAATCCATTGTTTTTAAGCTATAACATCTTTTATATCCGTTTCTATCTATATAAGCAAAACAATCTTTTCTTGTCATATCTTTTAGCTTGTCTACTACTTTTAACTTAACATGGTCGATTACTCTTCTATCTCCCAATTTCTCTGCTTCTTTTTTTGTTATTTGTATTTCGTCTATAACTTTTCCTTCCATAGTCTCTCTTGTTATAATTCGTTTTTTTATCTTATCTATAATTGTCATTTGCATCACTCCGTTCCTACATTAAAGTTTTTATATATTCTAATATTGTTATTTCTGGCATACATACATTTTGTATTATTCCTAATATATTTCCTATTGTTAATCCTATCCCTAATGCTATTAATCCTAAACTTCCGAATATTTCCCACACAAACAATTCTTCATCAAAATATTTATCTTTCTTGCTCTCTTTAACTAGTTTTACAATACACGCTATTCCTACTACAATTAAAACACTTGATATTATTATTTGTACTATTGCAATTAAATTATTATATACTATATATCTACTTGCTAAATCTTGTATGTATGGCATTACATTTTGACTTGTCCAGTCTATTGCTATTCCAAATCTCTCTCCTGAATCATTTAAAACTTTTATTATTTCTTCACTCATTCTACTTTTCCTCGCTTTTTTTAATTAGTTCGTTGTATGCTCTTACTAGTTCATTGATTTTAAATCTGTTCTCAATTGCTATCCCTCTGTCATCAATTTCTGACGTTTCTTCATATTCTGTTTTTAGTTCTTCTATTCCTTTGTTTTCTTCTGTTGTTTCTTCTTTCTCTGTTGGTTCCCAGTTGCAAATTGTTAGTCCGTATTTCCAAAAAGCGTTCCATCTAGTCGGGATAACATTTTTGTTTATATATGCATCTGTTATTTTTATTCCATTTTTCTCTTCAAAACTTTTAATTATGCTTTCTGTATTTATTTTACTATCGTCTACATAGATATTTGCTCCTCTCAAGTTTGCTCCTTCCAAGTTTGCTCCTCTCAAGTTTGCTCCTTCCAAATTTGCTCCTTCCAAGTATGCTCCTCTCAAGTTTGCTCCTTCCAAGTTTGCTCCTTCCAAGTTTGCTCCTTCCAAGTATGCTCCTTCCAAGTTTGCTCCTTCCAAGTTTGCTCCTTCCAAGTATGCTCCTTCTTTAATTGCCTTTTCTACAGTTTCCTTTAATGTATTATCTTCTTTTTCATATTCGAACAGTACAGAACCTGTCCATCTATTTTTTATTTCAAATTTTATTTTACTCATTTTTTCTACCTCTTTTCTTTTAAATATTTATACTTTTTCTATTAATTTTGCTTGAATTAAGTCATATGTCAAATTATAAGTTAGATTGCATAAGTCTAATACTTCATATTTTCTGTCTCTAATATCTATACAAGCAAAATCACGATCTTTTTTTCTAAAAACTAATAAATGTGCATATTCATATTTTTTAAATCCAAATTTTTCTATTTCTTTTATCTCTATATTATCTTGTATTTTCAACATCTTCTCACTTCCTCTTTAAATATTTATATATTACTTGCTCTACTCTATTTAGAGCCTCATATTGCGTTATAAATCTTCCTGAATGTCTATTTCTTACTTCTGCTCTTATTATCTTAATTTCATGATTGTATTGTCTTTTATATTGCTTTGCTAATTGTTCTTTACTTAAGCCACTTAGCCATTTTTCTATTATTTCTTTGTCTTGCACTTTCTACACCCTCTTTAGATGTAGTATTTGACTTTTAAGTAAATTTATTATATAATTTTTTTACATGGGGCGTTGGTGTAATTGGTTGCATACCTGTCTCCAAAACAGAAGGCGCGAGTTCAAATCTCGTACGCTCCACAAATCACTTATAGAAATATAAGTGTTTTGTTTTTTGTTTTCCCTCCAGTAATTCTTCTGAATCTTCAACAGCAACAACTTCTAAGCCTGATATATTTATTTTTTCATCTTCTATCTTTTCTCTTATTTTGTCTTTGTGTATAAATCCGTTATCAAATGCACTATTTAATTGACTTCTTTGTTGTCTGTTTTCTTCTTGTAGTCTTTCTAGTTCTTTTAAGATTGTTTCTATGCAGTCTAAATCATACTTACTATAATAATTGTTGCAATCATAATATCTATCTATGTGCTCTAATCGTTTTATAGCTTCTTCTAATTGTTTATTCATCTAAAACACCTGCCTTTACTTTTTCTACTATACTACATACAGTAATTGTATCTTGTAAATTATTTGGTATTCCTCTTTGTATGTTTTCATAAACGGTCTTATATTGTTCTGGTATAAATTTGTCTAAATGTTTCATTCTATACCATTTAAATTTTAGTAAAAATTTGTTCATTCCAACTACATTCTTTTTACTCCTTAATTCTTTATTACCTGATTTACTTATCATCTAGCCTTCTTCCTCTCTTATCCTCTCCTGTATTCCTAATATTTGTTTTATTTGCTGTATTGGCTCATCTGCATACTCACATTTATTTGTTCCTAACCAGTTAGGATTTTCCAACAAGATGCAACCTCCACAGTTTTTGCATTTTCCTGTTAATTCTTTGTAGTTATATTTCATAAGCTATTCCTCTGGCATTTCATATACTGCTGTCCTTTGCAATACATCTGTATAACCATCACATTCAGCAGTTCTATAATCTCTGCAACTTTGTATTATTTCTTGTAATACTTCCTTTGCTCTTTCTTCTGTTTTATAATAAGCTAGTACGCAATAATTTCCACAATCGGTAATTGCTTGTACTTGTATTTCTCTTTCTCTGTCCATATTTTTGATTTGTTCTTCTAGTTCTAAATTTATTATGTTATCGAAATTTAATATTACCTTTTTATTTTGACTTACTATTATCATATTTTCCTCCTATATCTGCGGTATATGGTTCATGCTTTTTGCTACCATATCTGCTAAATAATATCTTTTAAAACTTACTGGCTCATTGTACCTATTTTTACTACTCTCCATTTTTGTTTCAAACTCATAGCCTTGCTCTTTTAATTCCTTTATTCTTGTAGCTAATTGTGTTATTCCTAAATCTTTATAAGCCTCTAAACTTGTTATGCTTCCACATTCTCGTATGTAATTTATAATTCGTTGCCTTTGATTTATTTTCATTTGTTTTCACTCTCCTTCTATCTTATTTTTTTATCTACACTCATTAAATCGTAAAATATTTTATCTTGTTCCTCTAAAGTCAATAGTTCATAATCTGCACTGTTTTTCATAGCCGATATTATTTGCACCACTCGATTTGGTTCTTTTTCGATTTGCTCTTTATATTTATTAAATAAAATAAAATAAAGTTCTTTACATTCTTGTTTGTGTTGCGTTGTTGTTGCGTTGTTGTTGTCTTGTTGTTGCATCTTTAACTCTTCAATCTGATACTCTTCCCATTTCTCAACGGTTACAACTGAAAATTTGTTGTTGGAATTTATACTAATCATTTTTAATTTTTCTAATAGTTTAAAATAGTCATAAATTGTTCTGTCATTCATTTTTAACTCTTCACTTGCTTTTTTTCTTCCAGTTACAAACTGTCCTTTTTCCAAATGTACTATTTGTTTTCCTACTAATTGTTCTCTTTCTGTATATGTAGCTTTTACTAAACACCAAATCCAAATTTTCAATGCTTTCTCATTTTCAAATATGGGAGAATTTAATATCTTTCTAAATAATTTTATATAACCTCTATCTTCCATATCTCCCACCTTTTTATAAAAATTAGGGTAGAATATTGTGTCTCTACCCTAGTTGCTTATTTCTCTATATTTAACATTGGTATATTTTCTCCTAATGTGGTACTTGGAAGTTGTCCATTCCATTTATCAATTAATGCTTTTTGTATTTCCAATTTTCTTAGTTCAAGTGTTTTATCTGTAACTTCTTGATTCTGTTGTTTCATAACTTCTGCTTCTGCTTTTGCATTTTCCACTTTCTTTTCATTTTCTACTTTCGCTTTTTCTAATTCATACTTTGCTTGTTGTGTTTGTTGTTCTACTACTTGTTTTTTCTCTATTGCTTGGTCAAATTCTTCTGAAAACGATAAATCAACCATACTCAAAGATGTTATATTAATTCCTCTTTCTTGTAACTTATTTGTTAATGTTTCTTGTGCTAAATTAGATACTTCTTGTCTTTTAGTAACCAACTCTTCTGCTGTATAATTTGCAATTGCTGATTTCATTGTTTCGTATATTGCTGGTTCTACTATTATCGTGTTAAAATCTTTTCCAATTTCTCTATATAAAACATTTGCTTTTTGCTTATCCACTCCATAGTTTACTGCTATTTTTATAGCATTTACTTTCTGCAAATCCTTCGAACTAGCTTCCATTTGATATTCTATTTTTTGCGTTCTGCAATCAATTTTTACTATACTCTCTACGAACGGTGCTTTAAAATTTAATCCTTCTTGAATAGTATCGTCTTGTACCTGTCCAAATCTTGTTTTTACTCCTACATACCCTGTTGGTATTGTTGTTATGCTTGCAAGTAATAATATTACTATAAAAATAACTACTCCTATAATAATTCCTAACATTGCGTTTATTTTTTGATTTTTCATTTTTATTTCCTCCTATTTTTTATAATTTTTTCCAAACTCTTTTAAGAATTTTTCTTTATCATATTTTTTTATAAACTTTTGTCTTGCAAAATCGTGCAAATAATCTCTTGTTATTTCGTCTGTATCTGATTTTTGATGGCATTTTCTACATAAGTAATATACTAATCCCCATTCCATACTTTTTTGCCTATTTGAACCTCCAAAAGCTTCGTGCTTGTCTAATTTTTTAAACTGCTTTGTGCATACAAAACATCTTGTATTATCTTCTTGTAAAATGCTAAATCTTTCTTTTTCTTTCTTTGCTAATTTATTACTCTTCTGCTTTATCTTTGTTGGTTCTTTTTTCTTTTCTATTTTTACTTTTGGATAAGGATTAAAAGAATTACTTAAATCTTTTACTATGTTCATTTCTTATCCCAACTTTCTAATAAGCTATCTATTTCCAATTTTGGTTTTGTTTCTATTCCAGCCTCTTGGCATTCACTAACTAGTCCATCTATTAGAATTGACATTTCTTTTCTATTCATTTCTGAACTGCCTTTGTATACTTTATAGTGTTTAAATGCTTTTCCATTTAAAATTGTTTCTCCTGCTTCTGCGTAGTATTTAAAATATGGTTTTACATCTATTGTTGCTAATACACTTACCATTTCGCTTTGCCCATATCTTTGTAGTAATAAAAAATGTAATTCCTCTTTACTTATTCTTAATACATTAGCCAATTGATTAACTAGTTCCCAATAATAAGCATTAGCTTTTAATCCTCTTTTTTCTGAATATTCTTTTACTTCATATCTTTTGTCTTTATTTTGTTCTAATAGCCAAGTTATTAATTTATTTGCTGTTCCTATCATTCTTGACACCTACTTCAAACCTAACAATATTTTTTGTATCTACTATTTGTAATTTTGAAATTTCTCTATTTTCGTTATATTCGATTAGTTTGATTTTAAATTTTGTTTTCGCTTTTACTTTTGGTTTTTTAGTTTGTTTATCTATTTCATATTCTTCTGGATTTAAGTCTATAAAGATAGTTGGTGCTGTGTATAGTTCCCTTCCTATTCCAATATTAGTTCCTGCCCTTTTAAAAGCGTCACTTGCTTGTCCTTTTTCTTTTTGCGTATTACTTTCTATTCCTACATCTTGCTTTCTTACCCAACATTTCTTTTCGTCGTCCCATATATCTATATTGCAAAACAAATTACCGTTTATTACTTCATGTGTTCTTTGCCAACTATTTGCTCCATATACTTCATCTAAAATATTCATGTCTACTCTTGCATCCTTGTACAATAAAAGTATTACTCCTACTTTGTTCTGGTTCTGAAATGTATATGGAACAACACTTTGCACTCTAGTTGTTATTTCTTCTGCTTTTAATGTTCTTATATTCATAATATTCATTCTCCTTATTCATTAAATCTAAGTAATCCATTATTTCACCTACTTTATCCTTAAGCTTGTATTGTTTGTTAAGATATTCACTCCGCTTGGTATTTCGCCAGTTTCCTTAAAATTGTTTTTTATTTTTGTTTTATCTATTTTTACAGTCACTACTTCTGTTTTGTATTCGCTTGGTACTTCGTCCTCATTTATAATTTCTACACTAGTTGGATTTTTAGCAATTGTTAAACTTCCTAATCCTGTGTCTATTTTTGTAATTCCATTTTTATCCATGCACTCTTTTACATATTGTTTAAATTTTTCTAATTGCTTTTCATCGTGTTTTCTGCTTTCTGCTATTCTTTTTTCTTCGTTCTTTTTTGCTTCAATTGTCATTTCTTTATTTCTTATATGTCCAATAACGTTTTGGCTTTTTTGTTGTAATAAAACTGTTAGTTCTTCTTCTATTTTTTCTTTATCCTCTATAGACATTTCCTCATTTTCCATTAGTGCTGGAAAAGCATTTGTTATTTCATATAAACTTAAATTAGTCATTTTTGATTTTCCTCCATTTCGTAATAGCATTCTTCTGCTATTAACTCAAATATATTTCCATCTTCGTCATTTTCTATAAACAAGTCATCTTCTATAATCATTTGACTTTCCTTTCTATTCTGTGCTATAATTAGCATAGAATCATATATTTATGTATTTTTTGAGTTATCTAATCTTCACTTCCAAACTTGTTAGATAGCTCTTTTATTATGTTTATGTTTTCGTCTGTTAAACTATTTTTTATTAGTTCTAAATTGTTTTCTAAATCTTCTATTTTAGCTCTTAGCTCACTAGCATTTTCTAGTAAAATTTCATGTTCTTCTTGGTATTGCTTTACAAAATTGTCTCTATATTCAATCTTAAAATTTGCATTATCTAAATCCTTTTGTAAATTGTTTATTGTTTCTTTTAGCTTGCTATTAATCTTTTGTTCTTCTTCCGTTGCTATGCCTATTAATAATAATCCTAGTAGTAATCCTACTATTATTCCAAACATCATTTCTTTTCACCTCCTTGTACTTATAAAATTAACATTTTAATAAATTGTATTTTGTAAAAATCCAAATACCATTAAGCCTGTCCACATTCCGATAGCAAATTGTGTATAACATTGCATTTCCTACTAGCTTTTTTAGTTTCTTTCTTGTCTTTTTCATTGGTTTTCACCTTCTTTCGTTGGTTATTCAATTTCTCGAAGAATTTCGTAGCCTATCTTATTAAATTCTTCATAGATTATTTGTTTTTCTTCTTCGCTTTTTGGAAAACATGCATCATCAACCTCTATTGTTGTCTCTCCCAATTTAAAAGTTTTTACTACCATTTTGCCTCCACCTCTGTATATACTTATTCACTATACCTGTCCTCCTTTCTTATTTTGTATCAGGTCGTGGTTACTTTGTTCAGTTTCTTGAACTTTTAACGTAAAAAAATATAGCTTTATTTTTTCAAAAGATATTCCTAATAAATAGCAAGCTCTTATTATTTCTTTAGGAGAAAATTCGACATTATTATTTAGCTTATTACTTAATGTAGCTTCATTCATAACCATTTCTGTTGCAAATGCATTTTGAGTTCCATACACTTCTTTTATCTTTCCTCTTAATTTGCTAAAATCAAAAATTATATTTTCATCATTAAGCATACTAAAATCCGAAATTATTTCTTTAAATTCCATGTTATTCACCTCTTTCCCATTTTCAGTTTTCTGAACTGTCGTTATATTATCATTACAATTTTTCTTTGTCAATACTTTTTTACAAAAAAATTCAATTTTCTTAATTTTTTTTATAAAAAGCATTGCTTTTTTCATAAAAATGAACTATAATACAGTTGTGGAGGTAACTATGAAAGAAGATTTTTCATATAGATTAAAAAAAGCAATGCAAGTTAGAAGTATAAAAGCTACTGAACTTTCTGAAAAAGCTCATATACCCAAATCTGCCATAAGTCAATACTTATCAGGATTATATGAAGCAAAACAGAAAAGTATCTTTAAACTTGCAAATGTTTTAAACGTTTCAGAAGCTTGGCTAATGGGTTTAGATGTTCCAATGGAAGAAATAAAGTTAGACAAATTAGGCAATTCTGTTGTTTCTATTCCGCTTCTTCGGTACAGTAAAAGCTGGCTACGATTATATGGCACAAGAAAACTGGGAGGGAAATATTGAAGTAGATAAAGACTTAATAAAAGACGGTTCTGAATATTTTGCATTAAAAGTAAAACGGCGATAGTATGTTTCCAGTTCTAATAGAAGATGACATAGTAATTATAAAAAAACAAGAAGATTTCGAAAATGGCGATTTGGTTGTAGCAATTGTTAATGGAGATGAAGCAACAATTAAAAAGGGAAAGAAAAGTGATAACAATATCTTATTGCAACCACTTAATAATACCAAATATGAACCACTTATATTTACATATGAAGAAATGAAAACAGTTCCAGTTATAATAGTTGGAATAGTAAAACAATTAAAAAGAGAATTTTAAAAAAAGGAGAAGATTTAATGAACGAAAAAGAAGCATGGATTAATTCTAACATAATTATATTACTTATTTTAATAGGCATTGGTATTGTTTCTTATCTTATATTTCAACATAAAAAAGACATTCAAGAACAAATCAATAATAATGAAAAGAACAAAGATACTTCTGAATTAGATTTCTTATTGAGTAAGTTAGAAAACGAAAAGAAGAATGAAATAAAATAAAAGAGAATTATGCTTCAAAGTTTACCACGACCTGATACATAATTCTCGCACAACCACTGTTGAAAGTGATTATAGTATTATTATAACATTTTAGTACTTTCATTTTCAATAGTTTATTAGAAATAAATAAAGAAAATGGAGGTATTTTTATATGGAAAATATAATAAATAATAGTATGGGAAATTATTGTGCATATTTAAGAAAATCAAGAAAAGATGTAGAAGCAGAATCTCACGGCGAAGGTGAAACACTTGCAAGACATGAAAAAAGATTAAAAGATTATGCTAATTCAATAGGAATTAAACTTAATAAATTTTATAGAGAAGTAGTATCTGGAGAAACTATTTCATCCAGACCTGTCATGCAACAATTATTAACAGATGTTGAAAATGGTATGTGGACAGGAGTATTAGTAGTTGAAGTAGAACGTTTAGCAAGAGGCAATACATTGGATCAAGGCATTGTATCTAACGCTTTCCAATATTCCAATACTAAAATTATTACTCCATTAAAGACTTACGATCCAAACAATGATTATGATGAAGAATATTTTGAATTTGGGTTATTTATGTCAAGAAGAGAGTATAAAAAGATAAATCAAAGACTTCACGAAGGAATATTGGCAAGTGTAAAAGAAGGAAAGCATGTTGGAACTTCTGCTCCGTATGGATATGATAAATATAAATTGCCTAAGCAAAAAGGATATTCTTTAAAAATAAATGAAAAAGAAGCAAATATGATAAAGTTAATATATAATCTATATTGTAATGGTAATGGCTTAGAATTTATATGTAACAAGATTAATTCTTTAGGTTTTAAACCTCATAGGAGCAATAAGTTTACTAAATCAAGTATAACTCATATTTTAACCAATTCTGTGTATATTGGCAAAATAAAATATACTGATAAGGCTACAATAAAAAAGCTCATAGATGGAAATATAGTAAGAGTTAAAAACGAAAATAAAAATATTATATATGTTGATGGTCTACATCAACCACTAATAGATTTAGATACATGGAATAAAGCTCAAAATATAAGAAATAACAATTTAGCTAATAGAACAAAAGTAGATTATACTTTAAAAAATCCAATGGCTTCTGTTTTAAAATGTGGAGTTTGTGGAAAAACAATGCAAAGAATTACTAACAATACAAGAAACGATGTTAGAATTTGTTGCAGAAATTGTAAAGAAAATATTAGTAGCAACATTGATTTTGTAGAAGATAAATTGTTACAAGCATTGACTAAGCTTCTAAAAGACTATAAAATAAAATTAATAAATAATGACAATACTGACATAGAAACATTACTTAAAATAAACAAAGATAGTTTACTAAATCAAGAAAGCGAATTAAAAAAATTGAAACAACAATTAAATAAAACATATGATTTATTAGAACAAGAACTTTATACTAAAGAAACTTTTATAGAACGTTCAAACTTAATAAAACAACAAATAGACAATGTTAAAATTAATATAGAAATGCTAAAAAAAGAAAAAGGAAAAATATCTAAAAAGAAAAACAATAAAGAGATATTAATTCCTAAAATTGAAAATGTTATAGATGTATATTATGTAACCAATAACATTGAACAGAAAAACAAATTATTGAAAAGTGTTTTAGAAAAAGTTGAATATTTGAAAATAACCCCTAAAAGTAAACAAGATTTTAATTTAAAATTATATCCAAAACTATATTGAAATACAAGCATAGATTATTTTTTAGTCTATGCTTGTAACAATTATAGCTTCATTTGTCAAAATGTTAATGTTACAAGCATTATTTTATAAATTTATTTATTGTGTCTATTCTTGTTTTATTAAAAACTTTAAAAAAAGTATTCTTATTAATATGTACAATTACTCTCTCTTTAAAATTTAAATCTTTTTTTATTTCTTTTAAAACTTCCTTGTTCATATATAATCCATCCCTTCTTTTGTAAATTTTATAATTTACTTCAAAGGGGTTATATTTCTTCTTTATTGTATCTTTAATTTTCTTTTTTGTAAATACTTTTTTCATCTTTTTTCTCCTTTTTTGTTCATTTTGAATACGTATTCTTTTTTATTTTACTTACTCATAATAACAAATAAAAGTCGAGAAAAAATATTATTTTTATTTTTCTATACAATTATTATATAAAAACACATTTTTCGACAAAATTGGTTTTTTTATTTTCTTATTTATATTTCTCCAATCCCTTTTATCTCTAAGCTTCCCGTCTCGTATAAATCTAAAATGCTACAATCCAATGCTTTGGATATTACTACCATTTCTACAAATAAGACTTTATCTACAATTATTTTTCCATTTTCTATGTCTGCTAAATATTTTCTTCCTATCCCTGTCTCTTCTTCTAGTTTTCTTAAAGAAATACCCTTTTCTTCTCTTACTTTCTTCATTGTAATTTTTATTGTCATGATAAACACCCTGACTTAGTATTTACCATAATAAAGAAATCTATCCGACTTACTTTTCCATTTTATTATACATAAAAAATAAGCTAGACTAGTATTAACTAATCTAGCAGTTCTTTATCTTATCTGACTCCGCCTAACCACTTAGCAAACCCCATCTTATAATTGTTCGTTCCATCTACTTTGTATCTTACCATCGGTCTATTATTAAATACTCCAAAACAATCACATTTCTCATAAGGACTTAAATTTCCAATTACTCTCGTTAAACTTGTATCTGCATATATCGTTTCCT